TCAGCCATTGTCGCGGCCCTCCAAGGTTGCTGCGAAGCTGCGAAGGATGTCGGCTAGCTCTTCCGACGTGATCAGCAGATGGTCGGGATAGTCCTCAGGCGACGTGCGATCGTCCCACTCATTGACGGACTGGACGACGCGAGCGATCTCGCCTTCCACGTCCACATGTGTCGCGGGTGCTGGGGTGGCCGCATAAAGCGAAGTGATGGCATCAACGGCCTTCCCGTGAGCCTCCTGCAGATCGCTTGAGCCTGCCACGATCATTTCGCTAAGCGCTGAGGTCGTCGCATAAACGGCAGCATCGAGTGCCTGCCGCCATCCCCGCGCGTGGCCTGCGGATGCCGCCTGATGCGAAGTGCCAGAGTAGTCCCGCGCCTGGTCGCGTCCATCTCTAGCAGGCTCGCACCAAAGGCCGGAGCCTTGGCCGCTCTCGTCTGTAATAGCTGCGAAGTTCTCATGCACGCCGGGTGTCGGCTGTCTCTCGGTCATGGTATTGTTCTCCATGCGTCAAAGTTGCTGCGCAGGCTCAGGTGCTTTGCATCCGGTAGCAGCGTGCGGGCGATTTCGATGTTCATGTGCGTGCGCTGAGCCGGGCGTTGAGGAGGTTGCGCAGCTCGCGATCTTCCTCCCGGCAGCCTGACAGGGTCATGGCGTGGAAGAGGGCAGCTTCGAGCGCTGCGGCTCCGGAAGTCAGAGAAATCTCGCCGCTGTTGCCGGCCGGCAGCCAGCCATAATGACCGCACGCCTCCTGGATGCTGACAATGATCGCCTGAATTTCCATGTTGAAGTGCTGAGACGCAGCCGGTCCTGGAGAAGCTGCGCGGCGGCCCTTCGGAAAGGGAAAGATCACGGCGCTCATACCAGCGCCCCCGTCGCATAAGAGGCCTCGATGTCGAGGACGCGCTGTCCGGCCAAGCCGACAGCTGCTCCGAGGCACAGAAGCGCAAAACCGGTGGCGAGGGTGAGCAGCAGACGCGTCGGCTTCCATTCGGAGCTCGCTTTTCCTGTGCCTGTGATGACCGGGATCGCGTAAGGGCGCGGGCCTTGATCGTCCGGATAATCAGCAGCAACACCCGGGTCATCGACGATGTAATGTAACGCCTGGTCTCGGTTTGCCTTGACGAAGGCTATGCGCCGCCGGAGCAGTTCTGCCTCGATCAGGTCACGCGCCTGGTCGTACTGGTCAACGCTGTCACCCCAGCGCGTGGCCGTGGCGATCTCATCGTTGCACTTGCGGTATTCCCGATGCAGCTGCTGATCCGACATGGCGGAAAAGCGAACGCAGGGCTCAAAGGGGAGAAAATTGACGGCTGACATGTGTTTGACCTCCGATCCGTTTCGGATGTCGCCACGGGGGCACCCTTGCGGGCGTGGCGATCACCGAAGCGGATCGCCTCAGGCGGCACGCTGCGTCAGATGTGACGCACGTCCCTGACAAACGCTGCGCGCCATGGCATAGGCGCGGGCGTCATCACCGAGGTCATCGAGCTGGGCCTGCGTGATACCGATGCTATTCTTCAGGTCGCTGGCGGTGCAGCCTTCGCCATTACGGATCATAGCTTCGCCCAGGCAGGCGACCCGCTCCGGACGGTTGCGGCAAAGGGGGAAGGCGTTGAGGTTTTCGAAGCGCATGTTGTTCTCCATCAAAGGTCCGATGAATTCGGATGGAGATAACGTGCATCACATTCACACAAACGTCAAGGCAAAAGTGAATGGGATGAACTTTGCATCTGCAGAGGCGCTGCTGTTGCGCCAGATACATAAGAAGCTTCTGTTAGGATCCGCTTTGGGAAGACAGCGAATTTTAGCGAACGCGAATCAACGAGTTGGGCAGTCGACGAGGCAAATCACTCCTTGAGGCCTTGAACTGTTGGGCGCTTTTGTTCACTATAGGTTCTTGTTCCAGTACCCTCGCAGATGAGACCGTCGTGGCGATCAGTCATCAAATCAGGCCAAAGTACAAGACTCGAAACGACGAAATCGTTGCGGGCCTATTCGAGTCTGCAGGTGCGATACCGCCAGCTCCACCAGAAATCGTCATCAAGCGGAAGGCCGCGGAGATATCAACGCTTATGGCGTTGATACACGGCGGCGACTGGCGGGTTGAGATTGACCATCACTCGGGCTTTGTTCTGATTGCTCCTCGGGTGCCGTAGCCGGCACGAAGGTCTTGATGATGGCGGTAGCGCGCTCAAGCTGGCTGCGATCAACGCCAAACGCCAGCAGGGAGCTTCTTAGGGCGGCCTCTGGAGAGAGCTGCTCCGGGACTGCATAAGGCATCAACAGGTCAGAAGGTTTGCATTTCAGCACTGCTGCGATGGCTTCGAGCGTCCGCTGCGTGTAGGGGGAATCTGAAGTTTCGATCTTCGATAGGGTGCTGCGAGACATGCTGATCCGCTCGGCAAGCGCCTCTTGGGTAAGGCCGCGACTGTCGCGCCACTCGGCGATATAGGTGCGGCCCAGCTTGGCCAGTTCTTTCTTTACGGGTGCCATCTTCAGATTATCTCACGCCCCTTGAAGGTGCTCCATGCATTCACATTCACATTGTGCTTGACATTCACGTTCATGACATTCACTTTCCGTGCTTATGAGCACACTGAACGACTACATGGATGCGGGACGGATTTCGGATGCAATTCTGGCCGAAAAGGTCCGGTGCGACCGTTCGATGATCGCCAAGGTACGCACCGGGAAAGCGACACCGTCGCTGAGGCTCGCGGTGGCTATCAGCCGTGAGACTGGCGTACCGGTGGAGAGCCTCCTTCCATGTGAGGCTGCCGAATGATGCGCCTCTCAAACCCTTTCCTTTCTGGCGGCGGTCACTCCTCCCGCTTGTCCGCCAGGATCCGCGCGCAGCTCCTCCTCCCGGTGCGCGCGGCAATTCGGCCGGGGCAGAACCTATCTGGCGGACCGTCCCGGCCGTTTCCTTTGTCTGGGCTGCGTGCATGTGGGCCTCCATGAGTTGATGGCCCGACCGTAGCGGGCGAGTTCGCCAGCTTCACGGAATCCTTTCCGATCCTGATTTTCCTTGACCTCACTTAGGGGCTGTTTTCGTGCGCGCTATTTCTGACCATTATGCTGCCGCTATCAAGGCAGCGACCGCTGCAGCCTATGAAGCCATGGGCGGCGTTTCCCGCGCAGCCGAAGCGCTTGGCGTCGGCTCCTCCACGCTGACAAAGTATGCTTCCACCAGCGAAGAGTGGGGGCAGAACTTCATCCGCTTTGACCTGGCGGCGGAGTTGGACCGGCGCACGGGCCATCCGTTCATGCTCTCCGCCCTTCAGCAGATCGTTTCAGAAGAGCAGCCGACCAGTTTCGGCGCCGTCACGGCGGCTGCCATCCTGCGGTTGGACGGCGTGCTCGACGACGTGGTGCGCACCGTCGCGCTGGCGATCGAAGACAACCACATCGATGCGTCCGAAAAGCAGGCCATTCGCCACCGGATCGTGGCGGCGAAACAGTACCTGGCGCGCCTCGACGCCATGATGGTGGGAGGCTGCTGATGGACGACAGACCGAAATCCAACGCCGAAATTGTCGCAGCCATGTGCCTGCATCTGCCGGACCATCCGGCTGCAGCCTTCAACTTGGCGCTGGTTGCCTGCGCGACGGTAGTCATCCGTGCGGGCGAAAGTGACGAGGCTGCGGTCGATGGCCTGCGAGCCGCCTTGGGAAGTCTGCGCGAAACTGGGCTTGGGGAGGCCAAGCACTGATGGCGCGTGTTCTTCGCGGGCGTGCCGACGTCTCAGACGTTGAGAGCAGCCAAGCACTCCTGGTCAAGCAGGCCCGCATCGAGCGGGTTCTTGAGCTTTGGCATGGCGAGCAGCTTTCCACCCACTGCATCGCAGAGCGCACCGGCCTCGACGAGGTCGAGGCCTGTCTGCTGATCGAAGAAGGTGCAAGCCAGTGCTGGCGCGACCGGAGGGTGTCATGACGGACATCGTCATCCGCGACACTTCTGAACTGGTCACCTCCATCGAGACGGCGCGCGCGCTGCTGGATGCCGGCGACGTGGAGCGTGCGCTGAAACTGTCTTCGGTCGCCTATGACCAGGCGAAGGCTGTGGCCGGATCCGCAGAACGGGTGAAGACCTCTCGCGACCTAGTGGACAAGGCCAGGCGGATGCAGGCGGAGGCCCTGAAGATCGAAAGCCTCTGCTATGTCGCTATGGCGGACGCCGTCGACGAGGCGCAGGCGAAGCGGCAGATCGCTCGGCAAGGGCAAAGATCAGATGTCCAAGGCGTGGACATGTTCACGTTAAGCGAAGTAGGCGTCGATCGTCGCCGTTTGAGCGAGGCAAGACATATTCGTGATGCCGTTAAGTCGGAGCCTGGCTTCGTTGACCGCGTCATTGAAGTCCGTCTTTCCGAGGGAATGGAGCCGAGCCGGGCGGCGATGAAGAAGGCCGCTCGCCACGCGACCGGCACCAAGACAGCTTCCAAGGAAGAGCGCGGCCACGATCTATACGAGACGCCGGTCGAAGCCATGCGGACGCTGCTGGCGCTGGAGAGCTTCAGCCTCAACGTGGTGGAACCTAGTGTCGGCAAGGGTGCGATCCTGCGCCCGCTGGAGGCGGCGGGCTATGAGGTGACGGTCTCCGACCTCGTCGACCGGGGCATCACGACCCAGCACGGCGAGTGCCAGGGCGTCGGCGACTTCCTTCTGTCCATCGTTGAAGGCGTCGGCTGGGATATCGTCACGAACCCGCCCTATGGCGTGGCCAACGCCTATATTGCCCATGCCATACGGGCGCACCAGCCGCGCAAGATGGCGATGCTGTTGAACCTCAATTTTCAATGTGGATGCGAGGATCCGGACCGGATTTTCGTGATGGACGAATGTCCGCCGTCACGCATCTATGCCTTCACCCGGCGCCTGCCGATGATGCACCGCGATGGATGGGAAGGCGACAAGGCCAGCAGCCAGATGAACACCGGATGGTTCATATGGGAGCGGAACGACGATGGCAGCTATGGCGCCGGGCACCCGCAGCTCATCCGCGTGGACTGGAAGGCTTTCGAGACATCCGAGCCGCTGGTGCCTGGCGCTGGTGGCTTTGTCTCGCCGCTGCGCTTCGAGGCGGCGGACGACGAGTTCACCCGCACCACGCCGCGCAAGAGCGTCGACGAGCGCGTGGACGAGGAAATGGCCCGTGCGCTGGTGTGGATGGCGGAGCAGGACGAGTTCACCGTCGCTACCCTGCGTCAGGGTATCGCCATTCGTCCCACCGTGGCGGTTGCGCTGATCGATCAGTGCACGGCGCGCGGCCTGATCGAAGGCGACGGCGCTTACCGCATCACGACGGCCGGCATGACCGCGCTGCAGGCGACGCTCGCGGTGCTGCTGGGTGCCGAACTGCCGGAAGAGGTGGCGGCATGAAGTGGCAAGCCGATGGTGCCCGCGATGTTTACGTGTGCGGCGATGTCCCTGTGGGGGCTGTCTTCACCCAGATCGATGCGCGAGGCCGCGCGCGGTGGCGGCTGTGGCTTAATGGCCGTGACGAGCCGACCGAAGGCGTAGAGGCTGATTATGTTCGCGCCAAGCGAGCGCTGGAGAACCGCTTTCAGCACTTCCTGGAGCGTGCCGAGCTGCGGCCGACCGGCTTCAGACGGAGGCAGCCATGAGCTTCCTCGGTGCTGTTGACACCCTACGGCGAATGAAGACCGACGAGGAGCGGGCGCAGTGGCTTGCCAGCGCGCCTTACGCCTTCTTCGCGCCGACGCAGCCACAGGTCATCGAAAGCGTGCTGCACGACAGCGGGTTCGATGCTGGGCTGATCTACTTCCGTGACGAGACCGACTTCCTGGCTGCGCGCCGATCGCTTCGCGGCGACGTGCCATTCACCTTCGGAATGCGGCGCAACATGAGCCTGCTGACAATGCTCAACTCGAAAAGCTGGAGGGACTGACCATGGACGGACCGCGTCTCTCCATCATCCCCGCCTGGGTCATTCAAGACCCTCGTCTGAAGGGCAACAAGGATCTGGCCGTGCTGTGCATGCTCGGTCAGAACGCAAACACGCGTCACGGTTGGTGCCGGCGCAGCCAGGTCAAGCTCGCCGACGCGCTGAATTGCTCGCGCTCGACGGTGCAGGCCTCTATCAATCGGCTTGTCGAAGTGGGCGCAGTCGAACGCCGCGTCGTCGAGAGTGTCAGCGGGCGTGACAGCGCCCATTGGTACCGCGTGATCTATGATTCGAAGGTTCAAAGCTATGCGCTGGCTGCATGGGATGCGGCCGATGAAGAGGAATTTGGTCCTATGGACGCTGCTGAAAACGGCGACACCCCTGCCGTTATACCGGCACCCCCTGCCTACCCAGAGCAGGCACCCCCTGCCGGTCCAGGATCGGCACCTATTAACGCCTCTACCTTAACGCCTCCTGTTAAACGAGAAGAGAGAGAGAGCGCGAGCGTTGACGATGAAGGGGAAGAAAATCCCAAGGCGGTGGAGCGACGGTTCCGCAAGTGGTGGTCGACCTGGCCGAGCTATACCGTGGACAATGAGCAGGCGACGAGGCGCGCCTGGCAGGATCTGACGGAAGAGCAGCGAAGGACTTGTGAAGAACGGACGCCAGACTACCTGGCAGCAGCTAAGGCGAGCGGGCGCAAGTTCGTAAAGGCTTCTGCGACCTACCTGTCAGAGCGGGCGTGGGAGCGGCTGAACGACAAGCCGGCTGCGACCTCGGCTGGACCGGCAACGTTCAACGCTTACTCGCGCCCTTGGAGCGCCCTGAGGCTTGCAGAGCTTTCCAAGCACCCTTTGCCTCTCACGCTGGACCGCTACGAAGAGCTGGTGATCGCCAAAAGCCCTGAGAAGGAGGCGATGATCTGGCGCGACAAACGCATGCAGAAAGGCTGGCCGGAAGCGATCAGGCTGCACGAAGCGGCGGTCAACCGAAAGCCAGTGGCAGTGCCGCCGAATATCGTCGCCATCTCCCAGTACTTTGACAAGGTCGAGGTGGGCAGTCCGACTTGGGAGGCATGGAAGCGGCTGCACCATGAGCGAGGGTGGCCGTGGCTGCCGGAGCCTAAGGGTCTGGCCTTCGTGCAGTTCCCGGTCCTGCCGGATGGCATAGAGGATCCTGATGAGGCTGTGGCGCAGGCACTGAAGCATTTCCAGAGACAGCTGATCGAGAGGCGGGACGATGATGCAGCATGACAAGATGACCGGATCGCCAATCGCACTGGTAGGACGGGAGCGATTTGAAGACCGTATGCGCCGAATCGCAGCGAAGAACCTGAAGGAAGCCTCCATGAATGTGACAGAGCAACATCCTGATTCGGCACGCTGGTACTGCTTGCACGTGATGAAGGGACACGAATTCGCTGTGGAAAAAGAACTACAGGCAGCCAAGGTGGAAGCCTATGTGCCACGTGAGAAGGCTATGCAGGTGCGGCATGGACGCAAGGTTGAGGTCGAAAGGCCTTATCTTGGAGGCTACCTGCTGGTGCGCTGCGTGCCGTCTGCTGCAGCCTTCCACGGGCTGCGGCGGCAGCCGCATGTGATCGACATGGTGGGCGGTGACGACGGTCGATACTACGTGATCACTGATGCGGAAGTAGCTGTATTCAAAGCCTTATTCGACAGCATCGACGTCTCCAGAATGCCTACCAACAAGTCCTTCGCAGATGGTGATAAAGCCGAGGTCATCATCGGACCGTTCAACGGTTTCAGTTGCTTGGTGACCAAGGTCGCATGGTGCAGAGAAGCTTGGGCTTCGGTCGTCATTGAAGTGTCTGGACGGGTATTCCCGATCTCACGCATCCCTCTTGCGTTCCTGAAGAAGCTGTGAGAGTCATTCTCTCACTGGACGAGCAAGACGTGTACACCCTCAGATGCCGGGACTTGATCCCGCCAGAGCAGACTTCGATCTGCAGGGAACAGTACCACTTGCCCCAGCCCTTCCAGCCTCACCACTGAGGCACCGATTCAGGGCAAGTGCTACCGCTATGACCAGATGATGAGGCGACCGAGTGGTCGCCTTTCGCGCATCTAGAAGTATGGCCCCACGTCTCACTACCCTCAAGCCAAGGCTGACAGCCTTGGCTCCTCGTCTCGGTTCGGCACCTGGTGATGAGAAGGCTCGCCATCGGGAGCGCGACCAGAACCTAGAGCATCGCAAGTGGTACAAGACCGCACGCTGGCAGAAGCTGCGGATGTCGGTCCTAGTCGATGACCTGTTCACCTGCCAGATGCCGGGCTGCGGTCGGATCGAGGGCAACACTTCGCTGCTCGTGGCTGACCACAAGAAGCCTCACCATGGCGATGAGCGGTTGTTCTGGGACAAGCAGAACCTGCAGTGCCTGTGCAAGCCGTGCCACGACAAGCTGAAGCAGAAAGAGGAGCGGGCGCAGGCTCGTTGGTGATCCGATGGCAGAAGTGAAGCTGGATGCAAGCGAAGTCATGGAAAGCCTATCTATTCGGCTGACCATGCCCAAGGCCTTCGGACCTCGGATGTGGGTGGCTGGTCGTCTTATCTGGTTGGCCCGCCTCATCAGCCCCGTCAAGATCGAGGCGAAGGTCGTCGACGGCGACGAGGCCTGACCTTCAAGGGGGGGCGGATCGAAAGTCTGGAAGACCCCTCAGCCCTAGACCCGCGTCCCCCTCATTCGGAGATTTTTTTCTCGTGAGCACGAACTTTGACCTGCTCGGCGACCCCATTCCAGACGGGTGGGGGAAGCGGGGCCGGCCCCCACATATGGCGACCGAGAAAAACCGCAACAAAGTCATGTTGTTGCTGGCGATGGGTTGGAGCAACGCGCGGATTGCCAACGCTCTGGGGATCACCCAGCCCACTTTGCGGAAGAATTATTTTCAGCAGCTTCGCAGCCGTGAGGTTGCGCGGGATAGGCTCGAAGGAGCCCGCCTAGACCTCGCCTGGGATCTGGCAAAGGCCGGCAATGTCGGCGCCATGCGTGAGTTTGCCAAGCTGATGGAACGGAACGACCGGATGGAGCTGGAACGAGAACTCTCAGCAGCTCCGAAACAGCCGGAGAAGCCGGCTCCCGCCGATCGTCTCGGCAAGAAGGTTATGGACGAGATGCGGGCTCTGGATGCCGACGCCGATCTGATGGCGGAGCTCGAACGGGAAGCAACGCAGAATGCCCGCCACTGAGGATCTTCCAAGGTTTGCTTGCCTGGACTGGTGGGCAAAGCTGCAGGCCTGCGAGACGCCCATGGCGGATGTCCCAGTCAATCGGGAGAAGGCCGCCAAGGCTCTGGCATTCTTCAATCGGCTGCGGCTGCCGGACGTGCCCGGCAACCCGACCTTGGCTGAAGCCTGCGGCGACTGGTTCCGAGATATCCTTTGCGCCTTCCTTGCCAGCGAGGATCCAGACACGAAGCAGCGGTTGGTCTGGGAGCTGCTGTGCATGGTCCCGAAGAAGAATTCCAAGACCACCTATGTGGCGGCTCTGGGTCTGACGGCCCTCTTCATGGAAGAGGCTCCGAACCGGCAAATGCTGATCGTGGCGCCCAGCCAGAATATCTCGGAGCGCTGCTTCGGCCAGGCGCAGCTGATGGTCCAGGGGGACCCCAAGCTGGTAGAAATCTTCAGGGTGCAGGAGCACCTTAAGTGCATCACTCGTCGCAAGACAGGCACGCAGCTGGACGTGAAGACGTTCGACACCTCCATCGTGACCGGTGAAATCCCGATCCTGACGATCATCGACGAGCTGCACGAACTGGGGAAGGCCTCCAAGGCCACCAGGGTGATGCAGCAGATCCGCGGCGGTGGCATCACCAAGCAACGCGGCCAGGTGTTGATGATCACCACCCAGTCGGATGAAGCGCCCGCCGGCATCTGGCGGACAGAGCTGGACAAGGCGCGCGCGATCCGTGACGGCAAAGGTGGCGCTTCCCCGATCATGCTGCCGGTGCTCTACGAGTTCCCGCGTGAACAGCAGGTGAAGCAGGATTATTGGCGCGACCAGAAGAACTGGAAGTTCCTGCTCCCGAACCTTGGCCGCTCCATCGACCCGCAGGCGCTGATCGACGACTACGAGAACAACGGGAAGGTCAACAAAGAGGCGGAGCAGATCTGGGCAAGCCAGCATCTGAACATCGAGATCGGCGTTGGCCTCGGTGGCGACGGCTGGTCTGGCGCCTTGCATTGGGCGAACTGCGTCGACCCGAAGCTGACAGGCCTCGACGTCCTGCTGAAGCGCTCCGAGGTCTGCACCATCGGCATTGACTGGGGTGGTGCTGACGACCTGGCGGCGCTCTACGTGATCGGCCGGGAGAAACACACAAAGAGGTGGCTCGGCTGGGGCAAAGCCTGGGCGCGTCCGACTGTCTTTGAGCAGCGCAAGAGCATCTCGCCGCGGCTGAAGCAGTTCGAGGAAGCCGGTGATCTGATCATCGCAAGATCTGGGGAAGAGCAGGCAGCATCCGCTGCGCAAATCTGCAAGCAGGTGCTCGACAGTGGCCTTCTGCCAGAACAAGGCGGCATTGGCCTCGACAGCGCCGGGATCGCCCTGCTGCTCGATGCTCTGGAAGAGCTTGGTATTGAGCAACCTCTCATTCAGGCCGTGGCGCAGGGTTGGAAACTGCAGACGGCGATTTCGTCGGTTCCTCTGAAGCTTGAGGATGCCCGCTTCCTGCACGGCGACCAGCCGATGATGGCCTGGTCAGTCGGGAACGCGAAACAGACCCTCAGGGGCAGCAACTATGTGGTGACCAAGGAAGTCTCTGGCGCCGCAAAGATCGACCTGCTCATGGCCCTGTTCAACGCGGCCATGCTGATGTTCCAAAATCCAGAGATGGCGAGGCCCGTCGATATGAGCGACATCATCACAAATTCGGTATTCGTCTGATGGGTTTGTGGAAGCGCCTGTTCGGCAAAAAACTGACGGCTCGTGACGGGGAACTGTACGAGTATTACGACGGCGGTCAGACGTGGTCTGGTGAGCATGTCTCGACGCATGGCGCCCTCAACCTGTCCGCCTTTTGGGCTTGCACTCGTGTCACCGCCCAGACGATCGCCAGTCTGTCGCTGGAGGTCATGGAGCGTCGGGCCGATGGTGCCCGCATCCGGGTCAATGATCATCCCCTTCAGGAGCTTCTGGACGAGAGCCCGAATGCCGACCAGACCTCCGTCGAGTTCTGGGAGGGCAGAGTTCTTGGCCTTTGTACGTCCGGGAATGGCTTCGCGGAGAAGGTCTTTCAGGGTGACCGGCTGATCGCTCTCAATCCTATGCCCTACGACACCGCTGTTGAGCGGCTGAAATCAGGTGACCTTCGGTATCGCTTCTATGATCGGGGCAAGACGATCGATCTCCCGGAGAAGAAGGTATTTCACCTCAAGGCCTTTGGTGACGGCGACGTCGGCATGTCTCCTGTGGCCTATGCAAGGCAGACGCTTGGAACAGCCATCGCTTCGGAGCGTGCTGCCGGACAGATGTTCGGCAACGGTATGCGGGCCAAGGGCTTCTTCACCTTTCCCAACCAGCTATCCCCTGAGCAGCGGGCGGAAGCTCGGAAGAACTTTGCAGAACGGTACAGCGGCCCGAACGCGCCGGGGGTGGGCATCCTTGAAGCTGGCGTTGACTTCAAGTCGGTGAACATCAACCCGCGCGATGCCGAAATGATCATGAACCGCCGGTTCAACGTTGAGGAAATCTGCCGCTGGCTTGGTGTGCCGCCGATTGTGATCGGCCATGCCGGCGAAGGGCAAACCATGTGGGGCACGGGCGTCTCTGCGATTATGCAGAGCTGGCTCAATCTGGGTCTCCGGTCGCACCTGAAGCGGATCGAAAAAGCCATCTCAAAGCGGATCATGACGCCGGAAGAGCGCCGGCGCTTCAAGGTACGGTTCAACTACGAGGATCTCCTGCGCGGCGACAGCCAGGCGCGGGCTAGCTTCTACCAGGCGCTCCTCAATGCGGGCGTCATGACGATCAACGAGGTGCGCAGGCTCGAAGGACTCGCTCCTGTGGACGGTGGCGATGTGCCCCGGATGCAAATGCAGAACGTCCCGATCACGGACGCTGGAAAGGAGAACGGCCCATGAGCCTCCGTAAACTGCCTGAGTTGCGCTGCCCCGATGGCTTGACCGGCTCCGCCCACATCACCGAAAAGGCCGCCAAGATGTATCGGCCAATCGAAACGCCGAGAGCTGCCAGCGCCGACGGATTGGAGGTGATCAGCATTCTGGACGTCATCGGCTATGATTTCTGGAGCGGCGACGGTGTCACTGCCAAGCGGATTTCCGCAGCACTTCGGCAGATTGGCGATCGTCCTGTGACCGCCGTCATTAACTCCCCCGGCGGAGACTTTTTCGAAGGCGTCACGATCTACAACATGCTTCGGGCACATCCGGCCAAGGTAACGGTCCAGATCCTCGGCATTGCCGCATCTGCCGCCTCCGTGATCGCCATGGCCGCCGACGAGATCCAGATTGCCAAGCTTGGCTTTATGATGATTCACAATACGCAGTGGGTCGCGGCCGGTGATCGGCACATCATGAACGAGACCGGCGAGATCATGGCGGTCTTCGACCAGGCGGCGGCGGAAATGTATGCCGAGCGCACCGGCAACGACATCAAAGCCGTTCAGGCCATGCTTGACGCAGAAACGTGGATGGCCGGTCAGGGCGCCGTCGACAAGGGTTTTGCCGACACCACTGCGGATTTTGATATCCAGGAGAGCGGCGCCACCAACTCAGCGCCTGCCCTCTACCGCCTTGAGGCCGCGCTTGCGGCGGGCAAGCCTTTGCCGCGTGCCGAACGCCGAAGGCTGATGAAAGAGATTGTCGAAGGTAAGCCGGGCGCTGCCTCCGATCACGTCATGCCGAGCGCTGACGACGATGCAATCGACCGCCTGCGACTTGCAGCGGCACGGTTGAGCCTCACGAGGGCCTAGCGCCCGCTACCATTCCAACCCTACAGGAGGCCGTTATGGCTGATGAAGTACGCGACCTGCTCAAGCAGGTCACGAACGACCTTTCGCGCGTGAACGACGAGTTCAGCAAGAAGGCTGAAGAATGCCTGACCGAGGTCAAGAATACCGGCAAGCTGTCGGAGCAGACCAAGGCAGAAGTCGATAAGATGGCAACGTCCCAGACGGAGCTTTCCGGAAAGCTGGAAGACCTCCAGGCCCGCCTTGGCGAAGTTGAGCAGAAGGGCGCCCGGCGCAGCGGCAATGGCGACGACAGCATGAAGTCAATCGGTCAGCAGGCCGTCGAACAACAGGCGCTCAAGGACTTCGCCCAGAGCGTCCAGGGCGGCCGGCGCGTGAGTGTTCCCGTCAAGAACGTCCTCAGCACCGACATTGCGACCGGCGTTGTCGAGCCGCAGCGTCTGCCCGGCATTGACGTCATGCCGAAGCAGCGGCTGTTCATCCGTGACCTCATTGCTGGCGGGCGCACCACGTCTCCTGCCATCTTCTGGGTACAGCAGACAGGCTTCACAAACGCCGCGGCTGTGATCGCAACGGAAGGCACGGCCAAGCCGTATTCGAACATCGAGTTCGACACCAAGATCACCCCGGTCGTCACGATCGCGCACATGTTCAAGGCGTCCAAGCAGATCATGGACGACTTCGCCCAGCTGCAGTCGATGATCGACGCAGAGATGCGCTACGGCCTGAAGTACGTAGAGGAGCAGGAAATCCTGTTCGGCTCTGGCACCTCCGGCCATCTGGAAGGGATCGTGCCGCAGGCTTCGGCCTTCGCGCCTGCCTTCGCGCCTGACAACCGCACGCCGATCGATGATTTGCGCCTGGCAATCCTCCAGGCGCAGCTCGCACGCCTGCCGGTTGACGGCTTCGTGGTCCACTTCACCGATTGGGCCAGGATCGAACTCACGAAGGATGCCAATGGCGGCTACATCCTGGCAAATCCGCTCCGTATCGCCGGACCGACCCTCTGGGGCCGCCCGGTCGTCGAGACGGAAATTCCGGAATTTGAGGGTGAGTTCCTTGCGGGGGCGTTCCGCACGGCGGCCCAGATCTTCGACCGTGAGGACGCCAACGTCGTGGTCTCCACCGAGAACGTCGATGACTTCGAGCGGAACATGGTCTCCATCCGCTGCGAGGAGCGGCTCGCACTCGCCGTCAAGCGTCCGGAAGCCTTCGTTACCGGCGCGTTCGGGACGGCGGTTGTCGTCACACCGTAAGCCAGTTCGGCTCATCAAGGCGGGCAGCTTCCGTTGCCCGCTCTATGAACCGAAGGAGGGCATCATGAAACTTACCGCTTTGAAGACATTCCGGCACGGCTCCACCGTGTTCCGTCGAGATAGCCTCGTCACCATGAGCGAGGCCCAGGCAAAAACACTCATCGCCAAGGGTCTCGTCTCTGAGGCAAGGCCTGCTCCGAAGAAGGAAGAGGCGAAGGCGAAGGCAAAGCCGGAAGACACCAAGGGCGAATGACCATGCTCCGTCCCGTTCTCGTCAGCGGTCCCGCCGTGCTCCCCGTTACCCTGGAAGAGGCCAAGCTCGCGCTCCGCATTGACGGCTCCGACATCGACAGCGAGGTCGAAAGCGCGATCAAGGCTGCCGTTGCTCATTACGAGGGTTGGAGTGGGCTTCTTGGTATTTGCCTCGTGGAGCAGGCATGGCGCATCGACTTCGGGCGCTTCGAACGGTGCATGTTTTTGCCACTACGACCGGTCCAAAGCATCACGTCGATCAAGTGGCGCCAATCAAATGCACAAATTTCGACTGTTCCGAGCGCAGAGTACGCTTTTCGAACTGAGGCTGGCGGATCCTCGGTCATCATCTTCCGCGATAGCTATTCCTTTCCCGCAGACCTGCACGAGCTTGCACCTGTCTCGGTCGAATACGTCATCGGCTGGCCGGTTGTCGAAGGCAAGGCCACCACACCGGAAGACCTCAAGGCCGCTATCAAGCTTCGCGCCCAACTCTTCCTCGATGAAGCCGCGCTCGCAAATTCCGAGCATCTAGATCGCGTCGAGAAGGCGCTGATCTCCAAGCACCAGAGCCTCGGCTGATGTCCATTGCAGCGCAGCAGCTAGATCGACGCATCGTCCTCCAACGGTTCGCCGTCGTCGGGAAGAACGAATTCAACGAGGATATTGAGGACTGGGCAGAGCTTGCAACGGTCTGGGCACGCCGCCGTGATGCGTCCGACAGCCAGAAGATCGAGTTCATGGCCGCTGGCCAGACGGGATCATTCATCGTGTCCCGGTTCACCATTCGCTCCAGCCTGGTCACGCGGTCGGTCACGCCCGTCGACCGGATCATCCACGACGGCAAGGTCTGGGACATCAAGGGCGTGAAGGAAGCCGACGAGGGCCGCCATCGCTTTCTTGAGATCACCGCATCAAGGGATGCCGACTGATGGCGAAAGTCACTGTCAAAGTCGACGGTCTGAAAGAGCTGGATCGGGCTCTCGGCCAGTTGCCGAAGTCAACCGCGAAGGCTGCTTTGCGCCGTGTCCTTAAAGAAGGCGGCGAACTGATTGCCAGTGCGGCTCGCAGCAGAGCTCCAGTCGACGAGCATTATCTCTACGAGAGCATCGACGTTTCCACGAAGCTGAGCCGACGTCAGCGTTCGCTTCACAAAGAGCAAGGCGGTCAAGCGTTCCAGGAGATGTTTGTCGGCACCAACAACCCTGCGGGTGTGCAGCAGGAGTTCGGGAACGAACGCCATGGCCCGCAGCCTTTCATGCGACCTGCCTGGGATTCGACCAAGGACGCTGCACTGGAGCGGATCAGCGTTTTGCTTTGGGGAGAGATCGAAAAATCTGCGCAGCGCGTGGCTGCCAAAGCGGTGCGAGGAAAGTGATGGAGCAGTCTCTGACTGATCTGCTCGCTCCAGTCGCTGGCGGTCAACGCTATTGGGTTCGCGCGCCGCAGAAGGCGTCGAGGCCTTATGTCGTGCTGAACCGGGTTGGTGGTGAGCCAAACTACCACATGCAGGGACCTTCCGGCTTCGTATCGAGCCGTGTCCAAATCGACTGCTACGCCGACCGATATTCTGATGTGACCGCTGTCGCCAGAGCAGTGAAAGCGCTGGTCTCCGGATACGGAGGCGGGATCATCCAGGGGATTTTCGTCGAGAGCGAAAGAAACCTTCCTGCCTCGGATGCGGGTGAGGTCAGCAGCCTGTTCCGCACCTCAATCGACATCACTGTTCTACACGGAGAATAAGACAATGACGGAAGCTCGCATCGGCTACGGCACCCAGTATGAAGTCTGGGATACCACCCTTCCCATTCCCGCTTTCGTTCCGATCGCGGAAGTGACGAGTGTCACTCCAGGTGCCGCGTCGGCAGATCGCATCGACGCCACTCATATGCTGAGCCCGGGCCGCCGGCGGGAGTACATTGCCGGCCTGATCGATAACGGCGAGGCCTCGTTCGAAATCAACTGGGTTCCCGGAAGCGACACCGACGAACTGCTTCGCTCCCTGATGGCTTCTGGCGAGACCGTCCAGCACCGGATCACCTTTCCGAACGGCGTGACGGTGGCGTTCGACGCGGCGATCACCGGCTATGAGAAAGAAATTCCTGTCGACGATCGCATGACAGCGACGGTCACGGTCGCTGTCTCGGGTGAAGAAACCTGGGGAGTTGCCGCGTAATGGCGAACAAGGAACGAGGCGAGGTCAGCTTCGAAGCAGCCGGCAAGACCTGGACCATGAAAATCGGCACGGGCGCCATGTGCGAGATCGAAGCGGAAACCGGCAAGAGCATCGCGGAAGTCGGACAGGCTCTCGGCAGCGAGAAGACCGCCAGCCTGACCCTGATGCGGGCGGTCTTCTGGGGCGCCCTTCAGCATCGCCATGAAGGAACTACCGTTCGGGAATGCAACGACCTCATTGATGAGATCGGCGTACAGCGCGTCGGCGAGTTGATCGGCGAGGCGTTCCAGCTCGCTTTCCCGAAGAAGGAAGGCGGCTCGCGCCCTCGGAAGGCGACGGCCGCCGCATAGGCTGGCCGTCGCTTATCAGCGCATGGGTAGAAGCAGGACAAGCCTACGAGCTGTTTTGGCGGCTCACGCTTCGCGAAATCGGCGTCATCCTAAAGGGCGTCACCGATCAGCGCATCCGGGAGCGGGACGAGAGAATGTCTCTCGCCTGGAACATCGAGGCGCTCGCCCGCACGAAGAAGATGCCGAAGCTGGAAAGCATGCTGAGCAGCAAGAAGGCGCCCCGGACCAAGACCATGACAGCCGAACAGATTGAGGCTGTGACCCGCAGCTGGCTGTCCTCGCGACAGAGGAAGAAGTAGATGGCATCAGCGGTTATCGGCGCCCTTCGCGTGAACCTCGGCATTGACAGCGCCGAATTCCAAAACGGACTTAAGAAGGCGCAGGCCAGCCTTAGTGGCATTGGCAAATCGATGCAGTCGGCAGGCAAGAGCATGTCGGCGTTCAAGACGGCTCCGCTCGCTGCTGTGGGCACGCTCACGATCAAGACGGCCGGCGACTTCGAAGCATCGATGAACCGCGTGCAGGCCGCGACCAATGCCTCTTCGCAGCAGTTCGAGCAAATGCAGAAGATGGCGCTGGACCTCGGGGCGAACACCTCGAAGTCTGCATCAGAAGCAGCCGACTCGATGGAGATGCTCGCGAAGAACGGCGTTTCCGCGGAAGACATACTGAATGGTGCAGCCGCTGCCTCGATCAAGCTCTCCGAGGCAACAGGCGGGGACCTGTCGACCGCTGCGGACGTGGCAACGAACGTCATGTCTCAGTTCAAGATCGAGGTGAAAGATCTTGGCGAGGTCGTGGATGGCATTACCAACGTTACGCTCGCTTCGCAGTTCGGCTTCCAGGATTACAAGGATGCCCTGGGTCAAGCCGGGGGTGTGGCCGGATCCCTTGGTGTTAGCCTTGAAGAATTCAACGCAGCAATCGCTGCCACGTCCTCGGTGTTCAATAGCGGCTCTGACGCTGGCACATCGTTCAAGACGTTCTTGACAACGCTCGTACCGAAGAGCGCTGCTGCTGAGAATGCCATGAAGGAACTCGGGCTCGAATTCTTCAACACGGACGGCTCGATGAAGTCTATGGCGGCTATCGCTGAGGAGCTGAAGACCAGCCTCGCAGGGCTGAGCGATGAAGCCAAGAATGAAGCGCTGCATGAGATATTCGGCACCGATGCAATGCGAACAGCCATAGCGCTAGCGGATCAAGGTGCGGCCGGTATCGACAAGATGACGGAGACGGTATCCCGGGCAGGTGCCGCCAATGAACAGTCTGCGGCGCGTATGAAGGGCTTCAACGGTGAAATGGAGAAGCTTTCCGGCGCGCTGGAAACCTTATCCATCAACATCGCCAACAGCGGGCTATTGGCTTTTGCGACATCCCTGGTCAGCAGTCTGGCCAGCGTGGTCGCGAGCTTGTCGCAGACGAACCCGGAGTTCCTGAAGTGGGGAACGGTAGTTGCGGCGGCAGCCGCCGCCCTGGGACCGCTAGTCATCGCGCTGGGTCTATTCGTGACCGCGGCCGCAGCGATCAGCGCACCGGTGCTTGCCACTGTTGCAGCCATCGCGGCAGTAGCGGCTGGCATCACCGTGCTTTACCAGGGCCTGCAGATCGCAATGCCCTACCTTCAGCAGTTGGCTGGAGACGTCTGGGTAAGAATCACTGCCGGCGTCGAAAGTGCTAAGCAGGCTTTCGTGTCGTTCAAGGATTCCGTTGCTCAGCTTGGCAATGACATCATCGCTGCGTTCCAGGCTCTTCCCGCGAAGATGATCGAGATCGGCGGTCAGATCATCGACGGGCTCTGGAACGGTATCAAAGCAAAGTGGGAGACCGTTAAATCCGGCGTCTCAGACATTGGGACCTCGATCAGCGATAGCGTGAAAAGCGCTCTCGGGATCCATTCTCCTTCCCGCGTCATGCACGAGGTCGGGGTCAACGTTATGCAGGGTCTCGGGAACGGGATGACCAGCATGCAAGGCCAGGTCGTCGGTTTGGCGGGTTCTACGGCGAATGACATCAAGACGACCTTCAACGGTCTGGAAGGCGTCGGGTCCAATCTGGGAGAGGGAATGGAAAGCGCCTTCTCTGACATTGGCTCCTCGATTGCGGAGGCCATCAAGGGCACGAAGGACTGGCGTGATGTCGCGCTTGATGCGCTGAAGAGCGTGGCTAGCAGCCTTCTTTCGTCGATCGGCAGCAGCATGGGTGGTGGGGGTGGAGGCCTTGGCGGCATCTTTACCGGCCTACTTGGCAGCCTGTCCGGCTTCGCGAATGGCGGCTCGTTCCAGGTCGGTGGCGCCGGCGGCGTCGATAGTCAGCTCGTCGCCTTCAAGGCAAGCCCGAATGAAACAGTGTCCATCACCAAGCCAGGCCAGCGCGGGGGCGGCGGCAATCTTGTCTTTGCGCCGAAGATCGACGCCCGGAACGCTGATCAGGCCGGCATTTCCCGGCTGCAGCGCCAGCTTGACGACATGAAGCAGAACTTCGGCAAGATGGTTGATGCTCGCAACAGTGTTTCCAGCGCACGAAAGACGAGGGGCTGATGGCTCGACTGCTAAACTGGCCGAATGGCTTAGGCATCAGATCCCGGAGCCCCTTGGCTGGGCCACGCTCGAAAGGCGCAACGGGTCGGCAGGAGAGCACGGGCGGTCGCTTCCAATCCGTGGCTTCAGCGTTCGGCTATTGGAAATATGAGTTCGTCCTGCCTCCGGCGAAAGGGCGGCTCTATCGACGGATTGAGGGCCTGGTGATGGCTTTGCATGGCGGCGCCAATGCAGTGCGCGTCTCATGGCCTGCGCCGGACGGGTTCACATTCACGGAGGCCGGCGCCAACTTTACGCAGCAGCAGGAGCGAAAAGGCATAGCCTGGAGCAACGGCCAACCGTGGTCCAACGGTATGAACTGGGGCATTTCGCCTCCGCACGTGGCGGTGGCTGCCAGTGCCACCAGAGATGCATCCGTGATCAAGCTTGGGCCCGCATTCTGGGGACACTCCTTGGACTACGGCGACGAGATCGGTTTCTTCCCGCTTCACTTCGGGAAATACATGATCACGGAAGCTCGTGGGCGTGGCGAGTATCGTATTTGGCCGCCCCTTCGCAAGGCGATCACTGCTGACGATTTCGCGACCCTCATGCCTGTTCTGGCGATGACGTTGGACAACGAGAGTGGCGCCAACCTGGCACGCGGGGTTGATGTCGGCCAGGAAAGCACGCTGATCCTGTCGGAAGTCTTCGACTACGACGTGCGCGACTATTACGCGGATTGATCATGGCAGAGAGATCTTTAGAGAACATCGTCGCCATGAAGCGGCGCGACCTGGCGCGACTGCATGCCAATGAGTTGAACGCAGCTCTCTTCCCGGAGCCGGAGCGCCGCGATGACGCCATTGCCGATGATGAAAAGGCTGAAATTCAGGTGACGGTTTCGCAGATCCGGGAACGTCACCGCCAAGAGCTGGCGGCGTGGCAAGAGGCGAATAGCTGATGGCTCTGTTTTCGGAAGCGGACCGCGCCTTTCTGCGCCGGCCGCATATTGCTCGCGCATGGTTCATGGAACTGCATCTGCCCACCGGCATATGGCTTGTCCATAACGGCGTGGGACGAAAGACGGTCGGCGGCAAAGAGTGGTTTGGCGTGTCAGACCCTGGTGGACGCCAACTGGTTTCGGTCTCGGCTGTCGAGGACCCGCGCTTCGGACAGGCTGCCAAGGTTGATGTCGTCCTATCGGGCGTGAACGTGGATTTCCTGCGATCGGTCAAGGATACGGCCCGACAGATCGAAGGCTCGCTTGCCGACCTCTACTGGTGCGCCTTCGACCAGGAGACGCAGGAGGTCTGGGCTGGTGGCCTGAAGAAGCTGTTCCCCGGCTATCTGTCGGCACCAAAGCGCCAGAGCCAGGGCATCGGGCTCCGCACTGTTTCATTCACAGTGGAGACCATGTGGCAGAGCCAGAACTACCCGTTTGGCGGCAAGTGGACACCGGCCGATCAGGGGCGCCGCTACCCAGGGGACAAGGGCTTGAACTTCGTGGGCGTGAAGGTGACGGAGGTCGTCAAGGCATGATTGATCTACAGGCTGGGCTCAAAGAGCACATCGAGAGCGTCCATGAGAAAGAAGCTGTCTTCGGCGTCGACGACTGCTCGCCATGGTGCGGCCTATGGGTTGAGAAGGCTACCGGCGTACGGGTGATCGAGCCGGACTGGCACAGCTGGCCGGAGGCCGAAGCCAAGATCAAGCGCGCCGGCTCGCTCTGCGCTCTGTGGGACGAGGCCTTAGCCGATCATTATGACACGATCTGCCCGGCAGGCAGCCCAGTCTTCGGAGATGTCGGGATCATTGAAACAAGGATTGCAGGTCAGGTGAGTGGCATCTTCCTCGATCATGGCCGGTTCGTCTGGCGGGTCAAGGTGGGCGTGTCGATCCTGATCCCTCGCAACATCGTCAAGGTCTGGACCTTCCAGAAATGAAGCTTCACACATTGCTGCTCACGACGAGCGCCGCCTACTGGGCAGGCGCCATGCCGGCGCATGCCGGTATCGAGAGCCTGATCATCGGCATCCACGGGTTTCTCCTCGCCAGCACTGCCGTATCTGCCACGGTGGCGGGTACCCTTGCCACTGTAATCGGGTACGGGATTGCTGGCGCTGCTGTTGTAGGGGCTTCTCTCCTCGGGCAGCAGAGGCAAGGCGGCGCTGTCAAGCCCGCTGATGTCAAGAGCACCTTCGAGACAGGCGAGAGCTCCATCATTGAGGGGATCGGACGGGTTCGTGTCGGTGGCCTGAAGGCCTTTGGGAACACTGATGGTAGCACGAGGGCGCGTCTCGTGTGCAGGCTTCAAGGGCCTATTGACGCCGTGGAATCCTACTATCTGGGCCAGCGCGAAGTGACGGTCGAGCCGAATGGTGACGTCAGTTCACCGCCATGGGCCAGACCCGGTGGGTCATGGGCAAACTGGCGGGACAAATTTGGCACGGGCTCTGAGACCGCATGGTCTGGCCTGATGGCGCTCTTTCCGGACCTGTGGACATCGGCGCATCGCGTCCGCGGCATCGCGCAGTCGCAGCTGCTCTTCTACAACCCGGGCCTGAAGGAAGAGAAGTATCTGAGCCTCTATCAGAGCGGCGCGCCTGAGAGCGAATGGATCGCGCGGGCGTCCAAGGTCTATGACCCCCGCACCGGGCTTACTGCCTGGTCAGATAACAGCCCCTTGATCTGTGCCCATGTCTTGCGCCGCGACCCCGCCTTTGCCTTCGACCGCTTCAACTGGGCGAAAATTGGAGAGACTGCCGACAAGGCGGACGCTCTTGTCCCTACCCGGACAGGCACCGAGAAGCGCTCGCGGCTTTGGGGTATGTGGGCATGGGAAAGTGAGCGTGGCGAGACCATGCAGCAGTTCCTTGACTCCGCCGGTCTTGAGCAAAGGCTGGATGCAAATGGTCTGATCTACTTCGAGTTCATTGACGACGACATCACGCCGGAAATCAGTTTCACGCCTGACGATATCTACGATTACACCTGGCAGTCTGGACCTGAAGCTGTTGAGCGCCCCAACATCGCTCGCGTCAAATACTATTCGCCAGAACGCAACTACGAGATGGCTGATCTGACGCTCGAAGGTGTCGTTCCTTGGGCCAAGGTGCAGGACGAGGTGGATAAGTACGGAGACAAGTTTTTCGACCTGGAGCTTCCTTTCTGCCCTTCAGCCAGCCAAGCGCAGCGCATCCTGCGGCGCAAGTTCGCGCTGGCTCGCGCGGATCGTGGAACAATGACCACGAACATGGTGGGGCTGGCTGCTTGGGGCCTGCTGTACGCAGAACTGACGGAGCCAGATCTAGGCGACGTGGAGAAGGTGAGAATGGAGGCGCCGCGGGTTGATGATGAAAACGGATCTATCGAGATCCCGTTTGTCATCTGGCCGCAACTCGCACCGTGGGATCCGCAAGTAGATGAAGCTGCGGCACCAGATGTAATCCCAGAGCTTGGCTATGAAAGCGACATGACGACGCCCGACGCGCCGACGGCCGCAACGCAGGTCATCTACCCGGATGGCTCCAAAGAACTGCGCATCAGCTTCAGTCTTCCCGCCCAAGACTACGATATCGTGGAAGCCGCTTTCCGCAGCTACACCGACGGACTGCCCGATGCTTGGCAAAGCATGACCGAGTACGGCGGAGTTATGGCGTGGGAGCCCGGGGATTACGATGGCAAAGGTTTGGATGCGCGCGTGCGCGTGTTCAATGGTGACAACGGGAGCTACTTCTCGCCCCTCCTGCATACAACGGTCAGCGTCAACAACCCCGCGCCGGGTCAGCCGGACTTCGTGAGTGGCGGCACCACCCTTGTCGCCACAACCGCCAATCTGGACGTGACGGTCAGGGCGAGCGAGCTTCGGGCCGCCTCCATTACTCTGGAGCGGCGAATTAATGACGGTGCCTGGTCTCAGCGGGACCGCAAGAAATGCCGGCCGGGCCAGAACGTCAACTTCACCGATAGCGGGACCGGCTCCAGCGGGCTCTCCAGCGGCACTGTCGATTGGCGCCTGCGATCGCTGTCCAGCAACGGCACGCCCGGCAATGACCTTTTCTATTCCGTAACGACGCCCCCAAGCAGCGGCGGCGGCAACTAACTCTTCCCAAATCGAGGCACGTCTTATGGGCATCTTCACCAAGCTGGCTCAACTCATCTTCGCGCCTGTTGATGAGAACGGCAACCCACGCTCCCCCTCCATGCAGGAGGCGCAAGTGTGGGGGACGGAGCTGGAGCGGCTGGTCAGCCTGTTCATCTCGTCTGGCGGTCTGGTCTACGCCAGCAAGGCGCTGCTGGATGCAGATCTTGCCCATGGTGCAAACTCCCTGGCATGGGTCATCGGCGATGCCACGGCAGCCAACAATGGCCTCTACGGCAAGGTTGGGGCTTCTGGGGCCGGCTCTTGGACGCGCCGCGGCGATCTTCCATACAGCTTCATTGTTGCCATCAACACGGGCGCTGGAACGCCTAACGCTATCCAGGTGACCACAGGACTTCCCGTTAGTTCGTCTGCGCTAGTGACCCTCAACATCACCGCGACCAACACGGCGACGCCTGTAACGGTGTCGTTCAACGGTGGCACGGCTCTCACGATCAAGAGCAACAGTGGCAACAATGTCACGTCCGGCGGTTTGGTCGCCGGCATGGTGGTCCTTGGAACCGTTTCCGGCTCCACCTTCCGGCTGGTGAGCGACCAGAACAGTGCAGCCATTGTGGCAGCTGCCGAAGCCGCAGCTGCTGCGGCAGTAGCTGCCGCTGCAAGCATTAATATAAAGCAGGTCGCAACTCGCACAGCCATGAAGGCGCTCGATACGGCGACCACGACGCTTGCCTTTCTGCAGGAAGGCGGACGCGAAGGTATTTTCAAGTGGACCGCCGGGGACTTCAGCGCACGCATCGCAGCGGACCCACTAGAAGGCATCTACGTCAAGGCAACCGCTATTTCGGCAGGCGCAGGCGCCTGGGCACGTCAGGTTGGCTTCGCAGTTGAAGGCGTCAAGCCTGAATGGTTCGGCGCTGTCGCGGATGGAGTGACCGATTGCCGTGCTGCTACGCAGGCTGCAGCAAATCTAGGTTACAACGTCAGACTCGGTTTCGGCACCTATGACGTGAACGGGCCGGTTCTGCTTAAAAAGACAGGGCAGAAGCTGATCGGAACAGGCATGGGGTACGGATACGGCAGCCCAGATTTTGCGTTGAAGGATTACATTCCGCAAACCCGCGTTCGGGCGTCGAGAGCGTTTACTAAACGCATTATGACCCGTCGCAAAGGTCGGCTTTCCGCGTCCGATCCGCAAGACGCGCCGATGTCAGCGATTGTAGAAATTCATGCCGACAATGCCGAGGTGTGTGAACTTCAAGTAGACCTCGCATGCGATCACACCAATGCAGCGGATTACGGACCCGATGTTGACATCGGCATCTTCTCCGGATGCCGCCCCGGCGTACGCGTCAACAATGTCGCTATTACGGGATATTTCCGCAAGGTCGGAATGTACTGGGACTTGACGCGCGATCCTATCCAGCTTCCTGAATTACTCGATCCGGACGGCGTTGCACTGCCAAAGGGTGCGTCGGGTGGAAGTTTCCGAGGCGCCGATGGATGTCGCGCGTCTGGACTTTATGTGCGCGGTGCTCGCGTGACAGAGGTTATTCTTGGTGCAGCAGATACCAATGCAAATTATTATGACCAGCTGTTGGGCGCATCGGTTCCTAACAGACGCGGCGCCTCTGGCATGTCAGACTTCAAACAATCAGATGGGCGCCTTTATCCAGGTGGGCATCACTCCAAAAAGCGTCTTGCGGATCCTGCCGTATCTCCATTGACGCGTAGTGCTGCAGAAGCGGAAGACGATTTCGCGCCTGCTGCACTCTATATTGACGCTTTCACTTTCAACGGTGCTGGCGGCGACGGCCTCGGAGCGGTACGCGGGTTGATCTTCGACAACGTACGATTTGCCTCGCCAGAAATCTTCAGGGTGCGGCTCGGACGGTGCGACGAAGTAATCTTCAAGACCCGCGCGTGGATCGAAAATGGTACCAATGGTGGCACGTTTTCCAACACTGCGGGAGCGATCGTTGACACCAACGATTATGTCAACAATACCTATGGGCATATCTTTACGCACAGTTTGAAGACAGGGTTCGTGGAAGCTGATGATGTTAATGGCGGTATCTTCCAGACTTGGGTAGCACCTCAGACAAAGTTCAAGGCATCGCAGTCCGATGGCATGGTACTTGAGAGGTACGCGGAAGGTGGTCAGTTCAACATCGCCGATGACACGGTCGCCGTAATTACACCTCCTGTCTTGGGGGGATGGATGCGCCTGTCAAAGTCTCCCGCCAATGCACCGATCTTCAACCAGTCCGCACTTTTCTTCTTCGACGCGGGGTCATCGCTGGACATTCAGCCAGACCACATAGGCGCAAACATCACCTTGGCGACGACCGATCTTACTGACGGAACAACTAATGGAGTGGATGGGAACGCCAATATCTCAGTACAGGCTGGAGTCATTAAAGTGAAGAACCGAACAGGTGCCACAGGCCTTTGGAGATACCGCTTTCTCTAA